CGATGGGTGATTCAAATGGATATGAGGTTACCTTGTCAGCGATTGAAGCGGAAGCACCTTACAAATTGCAGAGTTCAGTTGTTACCAGTTTAGGTATCTAATTGGTTCTTGATTCATAGGATAAAGAGGGAGGGCAAATGCTCTCCCTTTTTTGTTACATAAAATTCGCATCGCTATTTTGTAGAGATGTTGGTAATTGAAAAAGCAGAATCAAAGAATTGGTATTTAACGCTGACCGAAAAAGTCACGATTGCCAATCCATATTTCTTGTTTGCGTTCACACATCGTTTGAGCAACGAGCTTACAACCGTCATCTTGTCGGACATCTCAACTCACCCTGAACGATACAATGAATTTGCAGTTGTAGAGGGTAGCACATTCACACTTGATGCAGGGGAATTTGAATATCAAGTATATGCTCAAACATCATCAAGCAATTTGTCACCAGCGTTGGCGAATGAATTGGTTGAAAGCGGAATCTTAAAAGTTGAATTTGATGTTACTCGTAATTACTACGAGGTGACCTTAAATGAGAAAATATACGAGATTGAACAACCCACACAAATACTCTTTATGTTGCTTGAGAATGGGGACTTTCTCCTTCAAGAAAGCGGTGATAAAATAATACTCTAATGGCAGACCAAAAAATATCCCAATTAACGACCATTGTCACGGTTGACAACGCATCGGATTTGTTCCCAATTGTTGACACATCAGCAGCGGAGACAAAGAAAATCACACCAACTGCTTTGAAAACTGCATTGGCGTTGAACAATGTTGACAACACATCGGATGCAAACAAGCCGGTATCAAGTGCTACACAATCCGCACTGAACGCCAAACAAGATACACTTGTCAGCGGAACAAATATCAAGACCATCAACGGCACATCAGTTCTTGGTAGTGGCAACATCGCTATCAGTTCGGCAGTTGCGTGGGGTGGTGTAACTGGAACGCTTTCCAATCAAACCGATTTACAAACTGCGTTGGATGGGAAGGTAGACGAAAACACAGCCATCACGGGAGCAACCAAAACCAAGATTACATTTGATGCGAAAGGTTTAGTAACTGCCGGTGCAGATGCAACAACGGCAGACATTGCAGATAGCACAAATCGCAGATATGTAACCGATGCTCAATTGGTAGTTGTTGCAAATACAAGCGGAACAAACACGGGAGACAATGCAACCAACTCGCAGTATTCGGGGTTGGCAGCGAGTAAACAAGATACACTCGTAAGTGGCACAAACATTAAAACAATTGAAGGTCAAAGTTTACTCGGTTCGGGAAACATTGATTTAGCAAAAGGCGATGTAGGTTTGGGCAATGTTGACAACACAAGCGATGCAAACAAACCCGTATCTACTGCAACTCAAACTGCGTTGGATGCAAAGACAAACAAACTTGTAGTAACCAACCGCCAAACCGCATCCTATACTTTGGTGATTGGCGATGCCGATAAATTGGTTGAGATGAATGTGGCAACTGCTAACAACTTGACAATCCCCTTGAATAGTTCGGTAGCATTCAGCACAGGCACACAAATCCTTTTGGCTCAGTATGGAGCAGGTCAAACCACAATCGTGGCAACAAGTGGCGTAACGATTAGAAGCAACGGGGCAAAGTTGAAATTGAACGCTCAGTATTCGGGTGCAACTTTGGTGAAGATTGCTGAAAATGAATGGTATCTCTTTGGCGACATCGCATAGATATTTATTTGGAGATATTAGAAATAAGTTGTATATTGCAGTATGAAAAATACAAAGAACAAAAATGTAAATGGTCAAAAATATAATAGGTTAACTATCATGTCTGACCCATACCGCAAAAATAATCGTACTTATGTTCAAGCCCAATGCGATTGCACAAATGTAATTGAAGCACAATTGTACAAAATACAAAGCAATCATACTCAGGGGTGCGGTTGTGAAAAGCAAAAATTGAGAACTCATAATTTATCAAAACATCCTTTGTATAGAATTTGGGAAGCAATGAAATACAGATGCAATAATTCCAACGCCAGTAATTATTTGAACTATGGTGGTAGAGGTATTCGTGTTTGTGAAAATTGGTCTACGAATTTTGTAAACTTTTATGATTGGGCAATGCAAAATAATTGGAATAAAGATTTAGAGATTGATAGGATTCAAAATGATTTAGGTTATTCCGAAAATAATTGTCGTTTGGTTTCTGCAAAAGACAATGCAAGGAATCGCAGAAATATAAAGTATGTTAGTTTTGGAACTATCTTAATGCCGTTGTTTGAAGCAATTGAATCGGGAATGATTAATAAAAATAAATTCTATAAAAACGAAAATTATAGAAACAGTTTCACTTTATTTGGAGATATAGCGTAATGATATTAGCAAGTCACGGATTAATAGCAAGTTCAATCTTGCAAGTGGATGCCGATTGGTTGGCATACTATAACCGAGTTATTGCGGCAGGTGGTTCGTTAAGTACAACCGAACAAAACGCCACAAAAACTTTGGTTGCAGATTTGAAAGCAAACGGATTATGGACACCAATGAAAGCCATTTACCCAATGGTGGGAGCAAGTGCGGCAGCGTGTTCGCAGAACTTAAAATCGTCAAGTTTTACGGGTACATTTACGGCAACGGGTTGGACTTTTGCGAGTACGGGAGTGACGCCTAACGGAACGAGTGCGTATTTTGATACAGGGTTAAATGCAGCGTCAAATTTAACAACATCCAATGCACATTTAACATTATATATAAATTCCTTTTCTGGTTCAGGAGATAGAATGAGTGGTATTTATCCTGGATTTTTTATAGACCAATACAACTCAACAAACGTCTTTTATGGAGTAGGGGCGAGTGCAGGTGATGTTAATGCGACTAGTCAATTAGGATTTTTCAACTTAAATGCCCTATCCTTTGTAAAACTTTTTAAAAATGGGGTTAGTTTAAACTCAGCAACCACTGGGGGAGTTTTGCCATCATTAAATTTATTTCTGGGAGCAGCAAATACTACAGGTGGGCCTTCATTTTATTGGAGCGGAAGAATGTCGTTTTCTTCCATCGGTGACGGCTTAACCGACACCCAAGCATCAAACTTTAACACCGCAGTACAAGCGTTTCAAACAACCCTTTCACGTCAAGTATAATGATAGGATACATTCTAACACCCGAACAAAAAGAGCAAGTACAAGGGCAGTTTATGAACCCTTTCCAATTCATCAACTGCGTTGCCGACATCAATGGTGTTTGGTTCTTTTTTGCATCCGAACAAGACAAAGAATCGTTCAAGGATTCCGAATATATGTGGCTCTTTGATTTACCACAAGGCGAATACACACCCCCATCTCCACCACCATTCCCATACTAATGAGCACCGTTAAAAAAACCCCCTCACCTATCCCCGTTTCCTTTGATCAATTTCGTAAGAATCCGATTGCTGCCGTGGCTTTTTGTATGCTGTTGGCTGTTAGCTATTTGTATGTTGACCTTCGCTCGGGCTACAAAGAGCAGATTGAAAAGAGTAACCAAAAAATAGATGCACTTGATTTGAAAATTGATCGCTTGTCGTATGCTCTCAAAAAGTCCGATAGTGCATTGGCTGCTGCCATCACCGAGATCCGTATAATGAATACAATGAGAAAATTATGAAACACTATACTTTGATTTTTGCAGCTTGTTTGTGTATCGCCATTGTTGCCGTGCCACAACCCAAGACAAAAGCCGTTCCAGTTGACGAGGTAGAGTTGATGCTTGAGAAAATTAGCAGCCATCTACAAGAGGCATCGGTTGCAACTGCACAGGCACACAAGATGAGTGACAAGATGGTAGAAGAAAAGGTGGCGGAGAAAGCAGAATTGAAAGAGGCAGTTGTCAAAGCGGAACAGAAGGTAGAAAAGATGGAGGAGAAGATTGAGGTTTTTGCAGTCAAGATGGTGGGTGCTGGAATTGATACAACCACACAACCGATTCAATTCAAGGGAGTGATTTACGATGCATATTTGAACTATGTGAGCGAAGGTGGCAAAGAAGATTTTGAATACTTTAGAGTTTACCTATGGCAGCCAAAGTAAACACATCAACATTCCGTGCTAAACCCAAAAACAAATTGGGCAGACACACCAAACACAAGAACAAGCACAAGAGTTCCAAACCATATAAAGGACAAGGGAAATGATAGACAAAATCAAAGTAGCAATGAAGGCAAAGGGTTACAAATTCTTTGAGAATGGTGACTACAACCTGAACATCATCGGCATCCGCACCATCGGCAACAAAGTCACCAATGTATTTGATGACCTTTTAACCGTTTCCTACAAAGTGAACGGTGAATGGGTGTTCAAACAATGGGCAGCCACAACCGATCCCGGCACAAAGGGAGTGAAAGAATTTCACAACGCTCAAGGTGTTGCTCGGTTAGTTCCCGGTCAGTACAAAGGAAGCCACGCCATCGGTCTGCATCAAGGCAAATACGAAGCGTTGAGACAAGTCAAACCACTCAAGGTATACCGAGATAGCAACAAGGATATGACATTTGATGAGAAGGTCATTACTGAAGGAATCTACGGCATTAACATTCATAAAGCCGGTGCAGATTCAACCTATGTTGAGAACTGGAGCGAGGGATGTCAGGTGTTCAAGAAGTCAGCAGACTTTGATTCGTTTATGGCTATTGTCAAAAAGGCAGCGACCTTGCACGGAAACTCTTTCACATACACACTTTTGCTATCTTCCGACATATGAAACGCATTTTAGAAATTTTCACAGGTGACAAAGGAGAGATGTCATCAAAACGATTCGTTGGCATCATCGGTGCTTTTGTTTTGTTTGGCACAATGGCTCATAATTCTATGTCAACTACTGATATCGCACCTTCTCCTGAACTGGTGACCGCAGTTGAGTTCATCGTGATTGCTTGTCTTGGATTCACTTCAATAGACAAGTTCTCAAACAAAAAGGATTGATTGCTATTTGTAGGTGATGATATTCCAAAGGATCAATTTTCACGACAACAAACTGCCTGTGTTCAAGGAGAACAAGGCAAAAGGGTTCGTGACATTTGGGGCAGACAATCTCTATCCCGATTTTCTCGTAGAGTTATTTAACAAATCACCCAAGCACAATGCTATCGTTTCTGCAAAAGCTTCTTATATTGCTGGTATTGGTACTGATGTTTTCGGACAAAACACCACCGACATCGCCAAAGCCGAAGCCAAACTAAAGAACATTAACGCCTACGAGACCTATGAGGAACTGAAAGCAAAGATTGCATACGATGCCGAGTTGTTCAATGGGTTTTGTGTGGAGGTAATTTGGAACAAAGCCAAGACCGCTCCGTCCGAATACTACCACATCCCATTCAAGGATGTTCGCAAAGGTCTTGAGGGTGAGTATGTGTATTGTGCGGATTGGACTGATACCAAAGCGGAGAAGATTCATTACCAACCTTACAACCCAATCACGAGAGAATCAAAGCAATTGTACTATTGTCAATTCTATCGTCCCGGTGAAGGCACTTATCCGCTTCCTGATTATGTTGGTGCGTTGAAATACATTGAGGTTGACACCGAGATTTCCAATTACTACTTGAACTCAATCAAGAACGGATTCA